GGATTACTCGGACAACGGCCAGATTCAAAAGTGGTATCGCACATGGCGGGCACTGCCCACGGGCCAGAACAACTTCAAGCGCACTGCGCAGCACAGCCTTCAACTCAACTGTGAGGCCGGTGTTGGCCTGAACACTGGGCAGGGCAGCGACCCCCAGGTCATGCTGCGCTGGAGCGATGACGGTGGACACACATGGTCTAACGAGCACTGGACATCTTTGGGTCCAATCGGTGCCTATGGACGCCGTACATTTTGGAGGCGCTTGGGCATGACGCTCAAGCTGCGTGACCGGGTGTACGAGTTGTCAGGCACCGACCCCGTGAAGATTGCCATCATGGGCGCTGAACTTATCCTCAGTCCGACTGTCGCGTAATGGCAACCGCACAACTGACCAACATCACGCCTCCTCGGGTTCCTTTGCTGGACCCGAAGACTGGCCTTGTCTCGCGTGAGTGGTATCGCTTTTTCCTAAGTCTGTTCGTGCTGACCGGCAGCGGCCAGAACACGGCATCGCTGATCGACTTGCAAGTGGGGCCACCCATGCCCACCCAAGAGGACTTTGGCGAGATCGTCATCAGCATTGATTCGCTCAAAACACAGCCAAGTCAGGAAAGCGCACTTGACCAGATCGCCGAGTTGCAAAAGCAGATCGACGGGTTGCAAAAACAGATCGAGTGCCCTTGCACCGAACTGACAGCCGAGTTGCAAAAGCAGGTAGATGCGTTACAAGTGCAGCCGCCTCCGCGCCAGTTTGAGCGTTCGCGGTACGGGTCGTTCTACGACACCACGACCCAGACTGCGACAACGATCAACACGGCCAAGGCGATCACGTTCAACACCACTGACTTGAGCAATGGCGTGTATTTGGGCACCCCAACATCGAGGGTGTACGTGGACACACCGGGTATCTACAACTTTGACACTTCGTTTCAGTTGGACAAGACCAGTGGCGGCTTGGCTGAGTTCTACTTTTGGTTTAGGCTCAACGGCACAGACGTGCCAGACAGCGCCAGCCAGATCAGGATTCAGGGCAATGACGCAGAGATATTTTCGTCACTGAATTACTTTTTCGACCTCAACGCTGGCGACTACGTTGAGATGATGTTTTCAACGACCAGCCTGAGTGTTGAACTTCTTTCCGTGCCAGCGACTGCACCTGTCCCCGGCATCCCGTCTATCATTCTCACAGTCTCAAACAATATCGGGGGTATCCAATGACAGTCACCGTCAAAAACCTTGTGCCATCGAAAGATGTCGCAAACAGCCAAACAACCCAGTACACCGCAACCGGCGTGACCACGATCATCGACAAGTTCACTGCGACCAATTACAGCGCCAGTGCTGCCACGATCTCGGTCAACCTGGTCACAACCGCAGGCTCTGCTGGCAACAGCAACCTGATTACCAAGACCAAGGCGCTTCAGCCGTCCGAGGTCTACACGTTCCCCGAGTTGGTAGGACAGGTTTTGAACCCTGGCGACTTCATCAGTACAATCGCTGGAACCGCTACCGCCATCAACATGCGGGTCAGCGGGCGTGAGGTGACCTGATGCAAATGACAGTGACTTACGGTAAGGGGTTTGAAGCCCCTGCTGTCGTCATGCGTAAAAAAGTGGAGGCGTTGCAACACGAGTTGCTGAAAATGCCGCAAGCTGTCATCGTTACCGAGCACGTTTTTAAACCCGGTGTTTACGAGCGCAAGATCACAATCCCGCCGTGGACAATTTTAACTGGCGCAGAGCACAAGACGAATTACAAGGTACGACTCGAAGCTGGCAAAATTGCTGTCAACACGGACAATGGAATTAAGGTTTTGACCGGCCCGTTGGAGTTTGACGCCAAGGCAGGAATGCAACGCGCGGGTCGGGTTTTTGAGGACGAAGTAATTTGGGTCGATGTCTACCCTAACCCTGACGATTGCACTGATCTGGCGGTGCTGGAAGACCGGCTGTACGTGGCACCCGATTGTGGTCTTGCTGACAGCAGGACCGAGGTGCAAAAAGCCAAAATTGACTACGGCGCTTTTTTGCATCAGATGGGTATGACGCAGGATGAAATGGACAGTATTGTCCACATCGAATATGATTTGATGGACATGCCAGAGGGGGTGTTTACGCAGTTGCGTAAATCGCCAATTCACGGTAAAGGGTTGTTTGCAACCAAAGATTTTGAAGCGGGTGAAGTGGTGTGTCCGGGACGCATTGATGGCAAACGAACGCCTGCCGGTCGGTTTATCAACCACTCACTCAATCCCAACATCACGCCCAAAAAAGTCGGCGATGATATTTATGCGGTTGCAATGCGTAAAATACGAGCAGGTGACGAACTGCTTGTTGATTACAGGGCGTCCATGCGGGTCAATTTTGGCCTTGCGTTAGAAGGAGAATTGTTATGTCTGGATGGGTAGCAGGTGCTATGGTTGTGGGTTCGGTTGTAAGCAGCCGAGCGTCCGGTAAAGCAGCAGACGTTCAAGCTGGTGCAGCAGACCGCGCAGCGGATTTGCAACGTGAACAATTTGAACGACAAGTCGAGTTGCAAGCCCCCTTCCGCGAAGCGGGGGTACGAGCGTTGCCAGAACTTGAGGCAGCGTCTAGGTATACGCCATTTGGCATGGAGCAGTTTCAAGCTGACCCCGGCTATGCCTTCCGCATGTCCGAAGGTATGAAGGGTTTGGAGCGATCTGCTGCGGCCCGTGGTGGTCTGCTGTCGGGCGCGACACTCAAAGGCATCCAACGCTTTGGGCAAGACCTTGGATCGCAAGAATACACGAACGCTTTCAACCGTTACCAAACTGAACGCAACGCGCGTCTAAATCCGTTGCAATCGCTGGCCGGCGTTGGTCAGACATCAACCAATGTGCTGGGCGCTGCGGGTCAATCAATGGCTTCCAATGTTGGCGAAGCAATGGGTGCTGCCGGTCAAGCCCGAGCGTCTGGGTACGTTGGCCAGGCCAACGCTTTGACCGGCGCTTTGGGTCAATACATGAACTACAACCAGCAGCAACAGCAAAACGCGCTGCTTAGTCGGGCGATTGGCAACCAAGGCGGTGGAGGCGGTGGAGGCGGCGGAAGCGGTGGAGGCGGCATAGGGTACCAAGACCCATACGCACAATTTAGCTACGGCACTAGCGCATAAGGATCAATCATGGCACTTGTTAACCCCAACATCGCACTGGGCGCTCGTTTGCCCGAATTTCAGCCGCGCAACGCGCTGGCAGATTTTGCGCAAATTCAACAGATCCAAGGCGGGCGTCAAGCGCAGGAGTTGAACGCCCTTAAGATGCAAGAAGCGCAAGCGGCTATGCAAGAGCGCAACGCGCTGCGCCAGTTGAACCCCACAGCCGAAGATTACGAAAGCCAACTGTTCAGGGTCAGCCCTCAGTTGGGCATTCAATATCGCAAAGAGCGCAGCGCAGCAGACGCAAGCGCAGCAGCAGCGTCGGCCAGCAAGGCCTCCGCGCAGTCTTCGCAAGCTACGGCTGCTGCTGCCAGAAAGAAAATATTCCAGCAAGCGCAGCGCGACATTAGCGGCAGGCCATCTGACGCCAACATTACCTCGCATATGGAAGACGTGTTGGAGTCTGATTTATTCAACGAGCAAGAAAAAGCAGAGGTTGTGCGAAACACGAATCGTCTACTGAGCATTCCTTTGGCCGAACGCGGGGCGTACCTTGCAAGCCAAGGCGCAACCGCAGGTGAGTTGAAGCCATCCTTGCAACAGATTAACCGCAGCGGTCAAACCGATCTTTTGCGCGTGTCTCCGTTTAGCGGCGCTGCGTCTACCGTTGGTACGTTTGCAGATGTGCCGTTGCCTGCTGCTGTGGTTGCGCAAAAGAAAGAAATTGCGCAGGCCGGTAAGCCTGTCACCAACATCACCAACGTGCAGGAAAAAGCCGAGGCCGGTGAGTTTGGTAAGTTGCTGGTTGGCCAATTCGACGCCATTTCCAAGCAAGCGTCTGTGGCGGCTAGAACACTGCCGTCGATTGAGGCTAACTTGGCAACATTGAACAAAGGTCTTGACACTGGCTTTGGGACAGACGCCAAAGCTGCGGGCGCTCGAGTGCTTGGCGCGCTTGGTGTGAAAGACGCGGAAAAGTTTGCCACCGACACACAGACGTTCCAGTCCAACGCCATTTCAGCTGTGCTGCAAAAACAGCTTGAGCAAAAAGGCCCGCAGACCGAATCGGACGCGCGCCGCATTGAACAGATTGGTGCAGAGTTGGGCAAGACCAAAGACGCCAACCGATTTATTTTGGACCTTGCAAGAGAACAACTGCGCCGCGACATCGAACAGCGCAATTTCTACACGGAATGGAAAAAAGGGCCAGGGAAAGGCAGTTTCAACGGCGCCGAAGACGCGTGGTTTGCTGGCGAAGGCGGCAAGTCGCTGTTTGACCGCCCAGCGCTCAAGAAGTACGCGGTAGGCGCAGCGTCGCCCGCAGCGCAAATTCCAGGAAACCGCCCAGCACCTGCCCCCACTGCACCAAACGCTGCACAAGAGCGCGCAGCAGCAAACGCGGCAATTGCTGCGGGTGCACCTGCTGCTGCCGTGCGTGCGCGCTTCAAACAAAACACTGGCCAGGAGCTGTAAATGGCTATTGGATACGACGATCTGATCCCAGCTAAAGCTGCGCCTGTATCTGGGTATGACGATCTCATACCCAGTCAATCATCTGGGATACCCGGCGCTCGTCGAGAGCCAGGCTTCCTGACGCAGCTTGGGCGCAGCGCAGCCTCGCTGGCCGACGTTACCGTCGGCGGCATTCTGCCGGCCGTTGCGCAGCAAGTGGGCTACCCACTGGCCCGCTTGGGCCGCTCGCCAGAACAAGCGCAGGCGGCGACCGCCCGCTTGGTAGGTGCTGTTGAGTCGCCAGTTGGCCGCGCGTTTGGTGTTACCGAAACACCCGAGTACCAGCAAGAGGCTGGCCGTCAGCTGGTCGACTTCATTGGCCAGAACTTCCAAAAAGGTGCCAAATGGATTGCGGGTAAGACTGGCCTTCCGCAGTCAGACATTGAAAACTACTTGGGCACTGCAACTTTGGCTGCGCCGGCGGTAGCTCGGCCCGTGGCCCGTACGGTCCAACAAACGGTTGCACCGGCGATTGAGAAAGCCGTTATCGGCGCAAAGATGCCGTTTGAGGCGCGCGCGCAAGCCAAGCGCGAGCGTCAGTCGTTGGAAGACTACGCCCGTGGCCCGCAGATTGATGCAGCGGCCGAAGCGCAGCGTTTGAAGATTGTGCTCAACCCAACTGACATTGAATCCAGCGTAGGCACAAGATTGACCGCGATGGCCGCGGGCCCCCGCGCTCCTGAAGCGCTGGCCAACGCCAACAAAAATCAAGTGCGTAACGTGGCGCTTGGCGATATGGATTTGCCGCTCACAACGCAGCTCAACAGCCCAAAGGCGTTCCAGCAGGCGCGCACACAGGTGGCCGCGCCCTACGAACAAGTCAAAAAGCTGCCTATCCAGCAGGCAGATGACGCGATGGTTCAGCGGCTGGAAGCGCTGCGTGCTGATCTGGACGTGATCGGCGCCAAGGAATACGCGCCAGCCATCAGCAAGATTGTCGACGACGCAATCGCAAAGACACAGACCGGCCTGACCGGCGAGCAGCTGCTCAAGAACATCAGTGTTCTGCGGGAGCGCGCACGCAAGACTTACAACAACAAATCAGCCACCACTGAGGCGCTGGACGTTGCGGACACCAACCTTAAAGTGGCGACCGAGCTGGAGTCAATGATCGACGGCAGCATTTTTAACCCAAAGTTGTTGAGCCAGTTCCGCGACGCCCGTCAAAAGATGGCGCGCACGTACGCTTATGAAGGCGCGACAGACCTGAACACCGGCATGGTAGATGTTGGCAAACTCGCCCGCATCACGTCGAAGGACAACGCGCTGACGGGCGACATTGCATCGTTGGGCAAGATCGCCGGTAACTTCCCCGACGTGTTCAGCGCTCAGCCAACACCTGGCTTCTTTAGCGCACCTCGTTTGAGCCGGTCCGGTGCCGGCGGCGCGGCGGGCGCGTTGGTGGGTTCGCAGTTTGGTTTGACCGGCTCAATCTTGGGCGGCGTGCTGGGCGGCGCTGCGGGTGAAGCAACCAGTGCTCTGGCCGCGCGGCGCATAGCTTCACCAGGCTACCAAGCTGGCCTGAACCTGCGCGACGCGCGCATTCCGGTCAATCAGTTGGCCGCGTCGATGCAGCCGATCCCGCAGAACCGCGCGCTTGTCCCATACGAAGCGCCTGTGGAAGTGCTTGGTCCCGGCGAAGGCCCGTACCAGCCCAACTTTGTGATGCAGCCCAACCAGTACGGCCCCCGCGTTACTACGCCCGGCTTTGCGCCCGGCCCGGCCCAGCTGCCTGCACCTAGCGCGCAAGGCACCTTAAACATGCTGCGCGCCGAAGACGCTCGACGTGCTGCGATGTCTCGCACACTAGGTCAGCAGGCCGAGGGGCAGGCAGCGGCTGCTGAAGCTGCGGCACGTCAACCAGCCCGTGGCGGTCAAACCTTCGATCTGGACCCCGTTACTGGCAGACTCGTGCCTGTTGACACGAATCTTCGTGGCGCTACGCCCGACATCCAGATCATTGAGAGCACCGGTAAGAACTTGGCAGGCGCTGCCGATCTGTTGGCGTCTGGTAAGTCGCCTGCGCTGATGACAGCCGAGCAGCGGATTGCGTGGAACAAAACTACCGTTGATTTGGCCGAGGTTGCACCGGGCATGAAGGCGTTGAGCGACAAAGCCATCGCAGCCAAGATGCAAGATCGCGCTTGGGTGCAGGACACAATCACCAAAGCGCAACAAAAAGCCAAGGCGTTTGAGGACATCGCTGCCCGCGCAACCACTGAACGCGCAAAACAAGATGCTTTGATGAAGCGTGAGCAGATGGTGGATTTGCTGGAAACTCTGGAAGAACAGTTTCGCAAAGCCCGACCTGTCAGCACTGGTGGTCAGGGTCCAAAGACGCGCGCCTTCCAGCGCAACATGCTCACGCCCGAGCAAGAAATTCAAAACGCTCTTGCACGTTAATACAAATTAGTTAAAATACGGGAACTTTCATGATGGAATCAGCAGAAATGGCCGAGATCGACCCAGTGAAGTACGGAGTCTTGTGGGAGCGCGTCAAGGGTTACGAACGCCGCTTCGATGAGATGAGTACCAAGATCGACAAGATGGAAGGTCATGTCGAGAAACTGGTGGCCCTTGCAAACCAAGGCCGTGGCGGGTTCTGGGCTGGAATGGCTTTTGTTTCTATCATTTCCAGCGGGGTAGGGTTTGTCCTAAGTTGGATCAAGGGGCACTGAGATGAACGACCAGATGCACCAAATCGAACTGATCAAGGCGCAAGCCAGAGTCGAGTTGAGCAAGCTGGAGGCCAGTTCTCCAGCCAAGGACGTGGCGGGCCGCGCAATCGGCAAGCACGGCCTGTTCTACATCACCCTCATTGTCACCATCGGCGTGGCCTCCAGCCTGGTGCTGGACAAGGACAAGATCGCCGCTGTCATGGGACTGCTGGGCGCATCGCTCACGGCCCTGATCTCCATGCTCAACGGCATCGCCGGGGCCAACGCCAAGCAAGAGAAACCCGAGTTTGAGGTCATGAAGCAGTTGATCGACAAGCTGGACAAACTGGACCGCAAAGAGCAACCGATGAAGGTCACCGTTGAAGGTGAGAAGGTCACAGTCACCAAAGGCGACGATCAGATCACCACATCAAAGGGGTAATCATGGACTGGCTCAAACAAATCGCGCCCACCATCGCCACGGCGCTTGGTGGCCCACTGGCGGGTATGGCTGTGTCGGCCATCTCCAAGGCCATTGGGGTTGACCCTGATAAGGTGGGAGACATGATCTCCAACAACAAGTTGTCAGCCGAGCAGATCGCCCAGGTCAAGATTGCCGAGATCGAACTGCAAAAGCAGGCGCAAGAACTTGGCTTAAACTTTGAGAAGCTGGAAGTTGAGGACCGCAAGTCAGCACGGGAAATGCAAGCCACGACTCGCAGCCTCATGCCTCCCATCTTGGCTGGCGCTGTCACCATCGGCTTCTTTGGCATCATGGTCATGATGTTCTTCAACCAGATTGACAGCAGCAACCCTGCCATCTTGATGATGCTGGGCAGCTTGGGTACGGCGTGGACGGGCATCATTGCCTACTACTTCGGCTCGTCTGCTGGATCGCAGGCCAAGACTGACATTCTCTCAAGGGCAGCAAAATGAAGGTCAACTTCGACTCCGCGCTTCAAGCTGTTCTGCACCACGAAGGCGGGTTTGTAAATCACCCTGCGGATCCTGGCGGCATGACCAACCTGGGCGTGACCAAGAAGGTCTGGGAGGAGTGGGTCGGTCACGAGGTGGACGAAGCTGCCATGCGTGGCCTGACGCCTGAGATTGTCGGCCCCATGTACAAAGCCAAGTATTGGGACAAGATTAAGGGCGACGACCTGCCGGCTGGCGTGGATTACGCCGTGTTTGACGCTGCGGTAAACAGCGGCCCCGGTCGTGCTGCCAAGTGGTTGCAGTCCTGCGTAGGCGTTGAGCCTGATGGCGGTATCGGCCCAAAGACGCTGGCGGCAGTATTGTCCTTTGACCCCGCCGATCTGGTTGAGGACTATGCCAAGCGCCGCTTGTCCTTCCTGATGGACTTGCCGCATTGGGATACATTTGGCAAGGGCTGGGGTCGCCGCGTTGCTGCCGTTCAAACTGTCGCCTCAACCATGACTGCTTAGGCCAAGTACACGCAGATCGCCAAGAACAACACCCACAGCACTCCGGCAATGCTAAGTAGCACCCACTCGGCCAAGTACCTGATCTGCTGACGCCAGATGCTTGGCGGCAGCGGTTCAGCAGCCCGCATCACGGGTTTGTACTTAGCCACACGCACCGGGCAGTTGCGGCCTTGGTTGCATCCGTAGTTTGCACAGTATTCATCGCAGCAGGTCATTGGTATTCCCTCAGTTTGTTTTTCAGTTCTCTGATCTCGCCCTGGGCCTTGAGTGCCAGTGTGCGGGTGCGTTGGTAGTCAGCAGCGGCTTCCTTCGCCGCTGCGAGTGCCTTGTCCAGCTTTTTGGCCTCACGCTTTAAGATGCGCTCATGCTCTTTGCGCAGGGCCGCAAGCGCAGGCTCTGTGATTGCTGCGACTTGGGCCTCTGTCAGTGCCAACTTCAATGCTTCGTCTTTCATGACTGCTCCTCAGTGGCCTTGTGCAAATAGGCCGTCAGGCGCTTGATCTGCGCCTCACGGTACTTGCACATGCTGTCAGCGTATTCACGCGCTGTCTGGGCCTCCAGCAGCCTGCGCTTGCTGTCCTCCAGTTCACGCAGCGCCAGCGATTCAGCGGTCGGTGTGGCGTAGGCGCTTTTCACCCACTCAATGGTTTGACGGATCATTATTTGCTCTTTCGATTACTAAGTGCCGGTAGGCACGGAGGGCTGTCTTCAAGTCCTCTTGCAGACTCTCGATCAGCTCGTCTTGCTCAGACAACCGCTCGGCGGCGTCTTGGGCAAACTTGGCCAGGTTGTGCGCTTCCCACGCCTCGAACCTGTTCATGATTTGGTGGCCAGCGCCATCAGCTCGGCCCTCTCTCTGGCCACGCGCAGCGTGTTGTAACGCTGGTGCAGGCGCTCGATGATCTTGACGCGGCGAGCGCCCTTCATCTCGGCGTCCAGCAGCGCTTTCACGTCGGGCTCTGGCAGCGAGGCCAGCACATCATTAAGTTTTCGCCAGGTGTAGCTCAATTTTCTTCTCCAGTTGTTCAATCAGTTTGGTCGTGCGGTCGTGTGTGCGCTGGGCAGCGTTGAGCTGGCGCGTCTTGTGCCGCAGCTCAGACTTGGCCGCTCGCAGCTTGGCTTTCCATTGGTCGATTCGTTTCATTTGAGTGCCTCCAAGGCGATTTGAGAAAGGGATAGCTTGTCGTGCAGCGCCGCCCAGATTTTGTGATCGACAGTGCCGTCGGTCAGAAACACGTAACACCACACAGGGTTCTTTTGACCTGACCGGTGCAGACGACCAAGGGTCTGTTCGTATAGCTCCAAACTCCACGGCAGTGACAGAAACACCACGTGACAACCTCCGTGCTGGAGGTTGAGGCCGTGGCCGGCCGACTTGGGGTGGACGGCCAACAGCCTGACCTCGCCTCGGTTCCATCGTTCGATGGCGTTGTCATCATCGAGTGTGACAAGCCGTTTAAACCGTCGCTTAAGTTCGGCAAGTTCTTCTTGGTACTGGTAAACAAGGAGGGTGTTGGCATGTTGGTTCTCATCGAGCAGTTCTTCAAGGCGGTCAAACTTGTGGGGCGACAGCCAGATCGGGCCGTTGTCGGAGTACAGGAAACCAGACGACATCTGCTGCAACTTCTGCGTGACGACAGCAGCGTTGACCGCCACCACGTCGTCCAGCACGAAGTCCTTCTTCATCTTGTTGTAGCCCGTCATGTCCATCTTGCAGGCTACCTCCACGGTGTGCAGGGGCGGCAGCTTGTCCTTGTACTCGCCAGGCTCCAGCACGAACGTCGCAGGCTTGATGCGCTGCATGACCAGCTCCAGCGAGCCTTTGCGTGGCTCCCACTCGCCGAAGTCTTTGTTGACCAGCGTGAAGTATTGCTGCATGAACGCGCCTTTGGCGCGGCCCAGCAGCGACTGGTCAACGATCTTGCACTGGCCGAACACGTCCTCAAGACCGTTGCTGGTGAACGAGCCGGTCAGGCCCCAGCGCACGGTGATTGGGTCCATGACTTTGAGCAGCGCCTTGAACCTGGTGCCGGATGGGTTCTTCAGCTTGGTCAGCTCGTCGAACACAATAGCGTCAAAGTTCAGCTTCTGCTCGGCCAGCCACTGGATGTTGTCGTAATTGGTCACCACGATGCGGGCGTTGCTTTTGAGCGCTGCCAGTCGCTCCTTTGGCGTGCCCACGGCCACCGCCAGCGAGGCCATCGGTGCCCACTTGGGCTGCTCGACTGGCCACACGTCGGTGCAGACGCGCTTGGGGGCCAGCACGAGGAAGCGCTTGACGTGATCGTCGCGCAGCATCTCCCACATGGCCGTCAGCGTGATGGCTGTCTTGCCAGCACCAACCGGAGCCAAGATCATGGCGCGGTCGTGCTGGTACAAGAAGTCAGCAGCCGTCTCTTGGTATGGCCTCAACTCCATTGCGCTGCCATCGCGTCAGCGATGCCCTCGTATGTCTTGCTGCGCAGCTTCCAACGGTCTTTGCTCGGCGGCAGTTTGTTTTGGCCGCTGTCGGTCTGGTTGCCCCAGCGTTGCTTACCGTTGACGATGCGCGGCTCGACCATCTGCGTCGGCTTGAGCAACGGCAAGCCCTTGAGCCACAAGCAGGTCTTCTTGCTGGCGTCGTGGCCGAACTGGTACGGCTGGATGATCTGGTCAGGCTTGCGGATGCGCGAGCTGATGACGCTGACAGGGTTCTCGATGGCGACGCGCTCAATAGGCGCGTTCATGAACAGGCGCACGAAGTCCAGCGCGTCTTCAGTCAGCTTAGGGTCGCGCAGGCCACGGGTGGTCCAGTGCATACCGCTGACAGACAGATACGTGCAGGGCGGATGTGCGATCAGCAAATCCCATTCTTGGCCCAGCAGCTCACGCACATCGCCTTGGTGGTGCGGTCCCGGCTGTTCGCTGGGCAGAAGATCGCACGACATGGCGAAGTGGCCACGCGCACGAAAGGCGTCGCGTACAGCGCCGCTAGATTCACAAGCTATTAAGACTCTCATTTAACCATCCATCTATTTGTTCTTTGTTCCACAGGCACACATACCTTTGGTTCATCAACGCCATGTCACTGGCGAAGACCTTCTGCAACTCCGACAGCCTGCCGCCCTCGGTCTTGACCTCAACGAACCATGTCTGGCCGTTGGGCAGGCACACGATCCGGTCGGCCACGCCGCGATGCGCAGGGCTGGTGAACTTGTACGCCCGCCCGCCCAGCTCTTTGACGCGCTTGACGAGGTAGGCTTCGATTTGTTTCTCAAGCACGATGCTTAAACTCATCTGCGGTCACAAGGCCGTTAGGCTCCAGATCAACCATGATTGTTTTCTCATAGCTGCTGATGATCACGCAGCTCGGGTTGTACCCGCGCTGCAAGCAGTACTCACGCAGGGCTTCCTGCAATTCACTAAGCGTTAGCGCTACGGTTTGAATCTTCATGTTGTTTGCTCCTTTTGCCGAATAATACATGAAAAAAAGTTTTGCACAAACTATTTTTTGTGTGCTATGATTGCATCACCCAATCTCGGGTAGACACTACAGGACAGTAAAATGAAAATAGAGTTCACCAGCGCTGAAGTAAAGGCGATCATCTTGGCCCACGTCAACACCATCGCGCCAAACGCAAAGTTCAACACCGTTGAGCCGACCGGTTACCGCTCTATGCCTGACGGCTTTGTTGTCAGCACAGAGCCGAAACAGGAGACAGAAGATGCAGCACAGTAATATCGTCGGCGGTAGCACCGCCAAGCGCGTCATCAACTGCCCTGGCTCTGTGGCCTTGGTGCAGAAGATGCCGGCCAAGCCCTCCAGCGAGCACGCTGACCGTGGCACCATGCTGCACGACGTGATCTCCGAGATTCTTGGCAAAGACCTGCCGTGGGATCAGTTCATCGGTACGGTCTACGAAGGCCAAGTGCTGACGCAAGAGCTGTTCGACGAGAAGATCGTCGTAGCGCTTGAGCTGCTGGACCAAGTCGATCCAGACAAAAACATGGAGTACGAAGTTGAGACACGCGTTGGCTTTGGCGATCTCTTACCTGGGGTCTTCGGTAGCACGGATTTGGTTGGTCGTATCGGTAGCCGCGCTGTTGTGCTCGATTGGAAGTTTGGTGACGGCGTTGTTGTGGACGCTGACGAGAACGATCAACTGATGTTCTACGCAGCCGCCTGCATGCGCACTGAAAGCGCGCAGTGGGCGTTCGCTGGCGCGACAGAGGTTGAGTGCATCATTATCCAGCCGCCCATGATCAAACGCTGGGTGACCACGAAAGAGCGCATCAAGCAGTTTGAGCAGACGCTGGTGCAGGCCGTCAAGGCGGCGCAACAGCCTGACGCCAAGCTGGCCGTGGGTGACCACTGCCGTTGGTGCGCAGGCAAGCCCATCTGCCCCAAGATGACCGGCGCTGTGGACCGCGCCCTGCAAGTGCAACTGAAAGAAATAGATGTTGACACGCTGGGCAGATACCTGAAGAATGCAGACCTCTTGGAAGACTGGATCAAAGACCTGCGTGGTCTGGCGCTCCAGTTGCTTGAGAAGGATCTGCCGGTGCCTGGTTACAAGCTGGTCGCCAAGCGCGGCACACGTCAGTGGGCCAACGAAACAAAAGCGCTTGAGACGTTGCACGATCTGGGCGTGCCCCGTGCAGAACTGCTCAAGCCAGAAGAATTACTCAGCCCTGCTCAAGCAGAGAAGGTGCTGAAAAAGCGCAAGATGGCACTGCCCGACGATCTCGTCGTGTCGGTGTCGTCAGGCACAACACTGGCAAGCGAGGATGATCCCCGCCCAGCAGTGTTGCAAATCGGGTCGCAGTTGTCTGCGGCTCTCTCTAAACTTCAGTAAAGGACAATCATGTCAAATCTCGCAACTTTCTCTTCGGCAAATCTGCCAGCAGTCTCCACCCTCTCCACCGCATTGCGTTCGCTTGAACAAGGCGCAGGCACATCGGGCGTCGTCATCCTGAAAATGGACAAGACCGGCCACTGGGTGTTTGGTGCTGACCAGACTGAAGTCGAAGACGACTCCACTTGGGCCGTCAATCCTTTCTCTTTTGTTCACGGCTTTATCGCCTGGGGCGACGGCGAAGTGCTTGGCGAGAAGATGACCGGTGTGCAGCATCCCCTGCCCGAGCTTGACCAAGCGCCTCCCGGCGCCAAGCGCGGCTGGGAGACACAGATCGGCATGTCGTTGAAGTGCCTCGTCGGTGAGGACAAGGACATGGAAGCACGCTTTACCACGACCTCGGTCGGCGGTAAGAAGGCCGTGCAGGCACTGGGCGTTGCCATCGCCACGCAAGTGGAGAAGGACCAGACCAAACCAGTAGCCATCGTGCGCCTGAAGAAGGACCACTACGTCCACAAGTCCTACGGCCGCATCTACACCCCGGTGTTTGAGATCGTGGAGTGGGCCAGCATGGACGGCGCTGCTGAAGCGCCAGTGGCTGAAGCAGAGCCAGAAGCAGCTCCTGCTGGCCGTCGCCGCCGCGCAGCCTAAGTAAGAATCGGGGCCGAAAGCGGATGCTGTGCACCCTGCCCATCACAGAAACTGCGTTTTGACGCTACGGTTGATGGATGCATTCACAGACGCAGCGAGTAGGCCCCACCTACAGTAAAGTAAAGTACAGTATGAATCTTTGGCTTGATTTTGAGACCCGCAGCCGCTGTGACCTGAAGGCCAAGGGCGTCTACAACTACGCGCAGGACGCGAGCACCGAAGTGCTGTGCATGTCCTACGCCTTCGGTGATGATGAGGTCGTCACCTGGTTGCCGGGCCAGCCCCTGCCTGACTTCACGGGCCACATGATCTACGCCCACAACGCCGCTTTCGAGCGGTTAATTTTTTGGTATGTCTTGCAGAAGAACTACCCCCTCGAATCTTTTTACTGCACCGCAGCGCAGGCCCGCGCCAACTGTGCGCCTGGCTCGCTGGAAGACGTCGGGCGCTTCGCTGGCGCTGACATGCGCAAGGACCACCGCGGCAGTCAACTGATCCGGCTGCTGTCGCTGCCGCAGGCCAATGGCCAGTTCCGTGAAGACGCCACCCTGATGCAAGAGATGGTCGAGTACTGCGAGCAGGACGTGCGGTCCATGCGCGCCATCAGCAAGGCCCTGCGGCCGCTGTCGGCTGATGAACTAGCCGACTACCACACCAACGAGCGCATCAACGACCGTGGCGTGCTGGTGGACGTGCCGCTGTGCCAAGCCGCGGTCAAGTACTCGGCCGACGAGACCGTCGAGATTCAGCAGATCGTGTCCGAGGTGACCGAGGGCGTCATCACCAGCGTGCGCTCGCCTAAGATGCGCGAGTGGGTGCTCGAGCGCGTCGGGCCAGAAGCCAAGAAGCTGATGTGGACCGGCGAGAAGTATTCGATTGACAAGACTGTGCGGGCCAACCTGCTCGCGATGGAAGACCCCGATGAGATTCCGCCCCATGTTGCAGACGTTATTCAATGCGCGGACGACCTCTGGGCGTCTTCGGTTGCGAAATTCAACCGCCTTTCAAACCTTGCCGATGAAGAGGATCACCGAGTCCGAGGCGCTTTCGTTTTTGCTGGAGGGGCTGCCACCGGCCGTGCGTCGAGCTACGGCGCGCAAGTTCACAACTTTACCCGCAAGTGCGCCAAAGAGCCTGATGAAGTACGCCACGCTATGGTGCGTGGCCACGCAATCACGCCAAGATTTGGTAAACGCATTACAGATGTGCTCAAAGGGATGCTCCGGCCGGCGCTGATCGCCAAGCCTGGCCACGTCCTGATCGCCTACGACTGGTCGGCCATCGAGGGCCGTGTGCACCCGTGGCTGTCCAACTGCACGGCCGGCGAGGCCAAGCTGGACGTGTTCCGATCCGGCCTTGACCCGTACAAGGTCAACGCAGCCGCCACCTTTCGTGTGCCTTACGCCGACGTCGCTGGTGACCAGCGTCAGGTGGGCAAGGTGCAAGAGCTGGCCCTTGGCTTTCTGGGCGGCGCTGGCGCGTTTGAGGTCTTCGGCCGCGCCTACGGTATCCGGTTGTCACCCGGCGAGGTGCAGCGCGCTGTGGACGGCTGGCGCAGGGCCAACCCGTGGGCGCAGGCGCACGGCCAGCAGCTGGAGAACGCCTACCTGCGCGCCATGAGAAACAAAGGGCATGAATTTAAAGCCGGGCGTGTTGTGTACTTGTTCGACGGCCAGACCCTCTGGTATGCTTTGCCCTCCGGTCGGGTGCTGTGCTACCCCAACGCCAAATTTGATGATGAAGGCAACGTGCCC